CCGTTATTTGGCCACCCTTTATCCAGCGTCTGATACGCTTACGGCTGGCTTCGCAATAGCCTTCACCGAATAGCGCGTCACACGCCTCTCGAACCGTCAGTAACGCCTGCCTAGCCATTTTTTGCGGCCTCATAGCCAGCAGGAGGCGGGGGCGCGTCAGGCACGCTTGTGTGTGGTGGTGGTGCCGGTGGTGGCGGTGGCGGCGGCGCATAGGCCGGTGCAGGCGCGGCAGCTTGCTGTCTGCCATCATTAAGCCACAGGCGTGATCTGGCTACGCGGTGGAATGTGTCACCAACTTTGACCTGTATTTCCAGACCGGGCTGTTGTCTAAAATCATCCTTATTGGCCTGATAGTAGGCATCAAGCCTAGCCCTCAAATCGGGGTCAGTGATGTTGAACCAAAAACTGATGCTCATGTTGTCGTCAATCTCGACGCCTCGCACCAGTTGAATTTTGCCAGCTTTGTACTCAGGCTGTGCCATCTTTTATATTCTCCTCTTGTTTTTTCCAGAACGCATAGAAGCGGTTGTAGTCGTCAGGCTTGGCCTTGTGCATTGAGGTCAGCACAGGGTTCATCTCACCGATCCACGCATTGAGGCCGGTAAGTGATTTGAATGTTTTGATTTTGGCTATTAGTACGTCTAAATCGTAATCGGCGTCAGCCTCTACATCGTTTGCACCTACACCGTCACTCGCTGCTGGCTGATGAAAATCAGGATCATCACGCTCACCTGTAGAGATAAGCAGCAACGCACGCAGATATTGCTTTACAGCATAAGATTGGGCGCTGCCGCTGGTCTGTGCGCCTGTCAGGGGCAACATTACATCCATTCCGACAGGATCGGTCTTTTCCCCAGACACATGGCCCATGCCAATCTTGTAGCTAAATTTGGCCCACAGTTTCGAGTTGCCAGCGCTGAATGTTTCAGTGCTAACGCTATCGACCTGCGGGTACAGACCGTGATCAGCGCAAATCGGGCGGCACATATCCAAGAACGCATCAACGGACGCAAAGCTGTAATTGCCATGCTGGTTGCGGTCACCCTTTGCCAGCTTCTGGACTTGTCCCATAGCGGCATTGATCGCAGCGTTGATATTTGCCTGATCACTCATTGTCACCCTCCACTGATCTGGTATTAAACAGGCCAGAATGGGCCGGATTGTTTTTCATCCACAACCGCGCATAATACGGCTTGTGGTGGTCATTGATCTTTAGCGCCTCGCCATCAGGTCTAGCGTCAATGATGTTGATCGTTGTCTCCCAGCGTATCCTTTCCATGATCATCTGTGAGCCGACGCGCTTATGGCCTTTGGCCAATGCCTCGCGGGTGAAACGATCCCAGAGCTGGTACACCATTGGGTTAGCCTGATGGAACGCCGCAAACCGTGCTTCACGCTGGTTACGCGGTGCCTGCATCGCCTCGAAAAGCGTCGGTTGGGCGTTCATGCCATCACCACATCAACCAGCACAATAAAGCACCACAGGCTGACCATCGTGAATAACGCCATAAAAATTACGCCAATGACACGCGCAATCTCGCGTAATCTGGAATATCGGCGCAGTGGTTTTCCGGCTTCATCAAAATGGAGCCACAACAATTCTTTTTTCATCTAAACCCCCATAGTTTTTTGGCTTCTAATAGGACTTCCGGGCGCATATCCCATGCCCACATATGTGCAAAATCTGGTTCGATTAAACGCAGCATTTGCTCGACCGAATCGGCAGATTTCAGGATGTTTTCTCGGATAGCGCATTTGGCCGTAATGTGGTTGAGGGCAGCTTGCAGCCCTTCATTACTCAGCCTGTCGCTGTTGTCAGAGTGCATCAGGCGGTAGTCTCTAGCGTTTGCATATACAATTGACTGGGTCAGGCCGGTGCCAGTCCAATAGCCTGCAACTTGACAGGTATGTGACCAGTCGGGCTGGTTCGGCAGACTGGCGGCACGCTTGCCAGACTTTGTGTTGGCAGCGGCGCTAGACCATTTTGTTTTGAGTTCGATGCGGCGCGAGAAATCAGGAAAGCCGGAGTAGGGCAGTTCCAAGCCGGAAAGATTGGTGAATATTTCAGATTCACCTTGAATGCGGTTCAGCCCGTAGTAGGCGTGGGCTTCTTTGACACCCTCAATGGCGTTGGTCAGCACATCTGCAAATTCAGCGCGGTTTACCGCAAGCTTGCGCTCATCCTTGCCATCATCCCAAGTTCTCGGCTTATATTCATCGAACCGGCTTAAACCTTGGCGAACGACGGCATCAAAGGTGTGGCCATCAATCAGATGTAGGTTGGCACAGTCTTGCACCACACGCCCTGCCAGCATATTGGCATTGTCATCTTTATATAGGTTGATTGTAGCTTTTGCGGAGCTTTTATCGCCGACTTCATCATCGCGCAATATTTTCCAAGCTTGGTTTATTTTGGGACGGATTACGCATTTTTCAAACAAAGTTCGGCAGATTGGACGCGATGCCGGATTACTGTGATGAAAATAATGCTTGTCAGCAGCCCACTTTATCGATGTTGGAAGAGACATAAAAAAACCTCAACAGAAATAGCTTCCTGTTGAGGTTTAATAGTCTTTACTTATTACGTCAACATATTTTCTTAAAACGTACTTAGTATTTCTTATTTTGTGCCATCATTTGTTCACGATAAGCTGTAACGTCATAATCAATCCACTGCATTTCGCGCAGTTCTGGACGCAGTATCATACTAATAACTGGACAGCCCCATTCGAGTTCGAGGTCAGAATGCGATCCAAAATATTTGGATTGTACCGAAAATCGGTTCCTGCCTGTTTGGTACACAATTCCATAAAGTAGATTACTGTCTTTGGTTTTCACGACGCTGTAATGACCGAGACAATCTTTGTCAACGATCCCATATCTCATAGGATCAATGTTCACAATGTCCATATTCCCGTTATGCCACGCGCAGTCGTGATCAAGATCATCTGACATATCCCAATATACGCACATGGTATCCTGATAATAATAATCATGGACATATATGGCTTTGTTTTTGAATCGTGTCATGCGCGGGTGTTGCAATTTGTGCGCTAAAACTAACTCTGGATTTTCGCCATGATGTGAACCAATTAACCTTGGCGCTGATTTTTCTGCCTGCTTGGTATTATCGTCAGTCCAGTGCAACACGACTGCGAGAACAGGAATAGGAGGGCTGGCAAAAAATATCTGATGCGGTGTGCAATTTAATATCTTGGAATATTCTTCAGCATCGCCAAGTGATATTCCTATGTCGCCGGATTTATGGCGTGATAATGTGGCAGGCTGGATGCCTTTGAGTTCAGCGACCATGTTATTTTTGAGGCCGCTGCGCCGGATCATCTTGTCCAAATTATTTGGTGCCACTGGCTCTGCCTTCACCTTTTCGTGCATAATCATAGTATCACCTTGTCGCAAACAGTCAAACATTCAATACAGTTAAGCCTATTGTCTTATTAGGTCAAGTAATATAACGTCAGTACAAATATTTTGTACGGGTGGCGTTATGCAATTGAACGAATATCGTGAAAGTAGGGGTTGGTCTTACAGTGAATTAGCAAGGCTTGTAGGCGCTGCACACGCGACTGTTGTGCGCCGTTGGTGCCTACCTATAGGCCACGATGACCGGCTTATTCCCAATTCAAGGAATATGCGTAAAGTCATTGCGCTGAGTGCTGGCGAGGTAACGCCCAACGATTTTTATGCCGATGACTGAGGACGAGCTACAAACTTATGTAGTTCATTGGCTTCAAGTGGCCTTGCCGCTTGGCAGTGTTTGGCATCATAGCCCGAATGAGGGCAAGCGCCACGTTGCATACAATGTGCGTCTGAAAAAGTTGGGCATGGTGGCTGGCTGGCCTGATCTGGAAATCTTTGTGCCTGATCATGGCTGGCGTGACCCGGCTGACAAAGGCCCGATTATGATTGAGTTAAAGCGGCCCAAGGGCGGCAGCTTGTCAGCTAATCAAAAAGACATACAAGAGCGCCTTAGATGTTGCGGTGTCTACTGCGTCACTGCAAAGCGGCTTGGCCATGTGGAGGCGTATCTAAAGCCGCTATTGCATCTGCGTGGCACAAGTCAGGCTCAAATTATCAAACAAATGTGTGAGGCAGAAGGTGGCTGATTTGATGCGCCATGTCGATCTGTGTTCAGGCATCGGCGGCTTTGCCTACGCTTTCCAGACCGTTGGATTGTCCAAGCCGGTGCTGTTCTGTGACATTGAGGCATGGAGCCGCAAGGTATTAGCAAAGCATTGGCCTGATGTGCCGATTGCCCATGATGTAAAGGAGTTAGCGAGTGACCCAGCAAGACTTGTTCCAGACTGCGACATCCTTACAGCAGGATATTCTTGTCAGCCATTTAGTGTTGCCGGGATCCGACGAGGCGAGGAAGATGACCGTCACATCTGGCCGGAAATATTTACCATTGTGCAAGCAAAACGGCCAGCTTGGTGCGTTTTCGAGAATGTTTCTGGACACATCAGCTTGGGCCTCGACCAAGTGCTATCTGACTTGGAAGGCAAAGGTTACGCCGTCCAACCGTTTGTTATTCCAGCTTGCGCCGTCGATGCCCCGCACCGACGAGATAGAGTCTGGATCATTGCTGCACACGCCGACAGCGACGGCAAATCAAATGGCACCAAGCATGAAAAGCAGGGATGCGGGAAGTTGGTGGGCAACGCCTCGGACAACCGATGC